GGAAACGGGCAAAGCGGTTCCCCGGCACCGTAAGCCGGAGGGATGCGGGGAAGTAGCAAGGCCGGAGAGCAGCCTTGTGATAAGAGGAAAGAATGCCGGTTCAACTCCGGCCTTTCCCGCTATTTTTACTATTTTGCATGAGAGGTGGTGCTATGGCTGCAAGGATTACAGATCGGAAGAAAAAAAGAATAATTGCCGACTGGATAGAAATGCAGTCGTACAGCGCCGTTGCAAAAAAGCATGGCGTAACTCACCAGACTGTGAAAAGGATTGTTAGCGCTTCACCGGATATCGCCCAAAAAGTGCAGCAAAAAAAAGAAGAGAATACCGCCGACATGATGGCGTACATGGAATCACAAAAAGCGGCGATGCAAGAAGCAATCACTTTGCATCTGAAAGCGCTCACAGACCCCGAAAAGATTTCAGCCGCAACATTAAGCCAGATTGCAACATCTTTCGGGATTATTGTCGATAAGGCAACAAGAAACACGGCAAGCGGCAATGATAGTCTCAATAAGCTGGATGGGCTAATTAAGGAGTTTAGAGATGCTATTAAGCCCGAAACAGATTGAATTTGCAAGGTATGGGAATCACCGATGGAATTTCAAGGGCGGCGCGACCAGAAGCGGGAAAACATATCTTGATTTCAAGTGGATTATTCCCATGCGGATTCGAGAACGCGCCGGGAAGGATGGGCTTTCCGTTATTTTGGGCGTTACAAAATCCACAATAGAGCGAAATGTGCTAGAGCCTATGCGGAATCTGTACGGAGATAAACTTGTTGGGGCGATTTCCAGCGATAATACAGCATGGATTTTTGGCGAGAAGTGTTATTGCCTTGGCGCGGAAAAAGTGTCTCAGGTATCGAAGATTCGCGGCGCGTCTATCAAGTATTGCTACGGCGACGAGGTCGCGGACTGGTCGGAGGAAGTTTTTGCCCTCCTGAAAAGCCGGCTTGATAAGGAGTATTCCTGCTTCGATGGCACATACAATCCACAGTATCCCCACCACTGGCTAAAGAGATTCCTTGATAGTGATGCCGATATTTTCAGCCAAGAATACACAATAGACGATAATCCATTTTTGCCCCCCACTTTTGTTGAAAACCTGAAAAAAGAATATGCCGGAACGGTGTTCTATGATCGGTACATTCTGGGGAAATGGACGCTGGCAGAGGGGCTTGTATACGATTTTTCCGAAGCGAATATCACGGATGAAGTGCCGGAATTCGCGGATTATTACATAAGCATCGACTACGGCACCCTAAACCCGTTTTCATGCGGATTATGGGCTGTGAATGGTAATAATGCGGTAAGAATCAAAGAATATTACTACGATGGTAGAGCCGAATGCAGGCAGCAAACTGACGAGGAATATTGCGACGCTGTGGAGAGCCTAACGGACGGATACGAAATCAAGCGGGCGGTTATTGACCCTTCGGCGGCTTCTTTCATTACCGCCCTGAAACGCCGTGGATTCCGCGTCCAGCAGGCGGACAACGCCGTTCTTGATGGCATTCGGCGCACGGCGGTATATCTCAAGAACGGGAATATAAAAATTCACCGGTGCTGCACGGATGCCATTCGGGAGTTCGGGCTTTACCGGTGGGACGATAAGAAAACGGAGGACGCGGTAGTGAAGGATAACGACCACGCTATGGATGATATCAGGTACTTTTGCAACACCATCATGAAATACAAGGTGGAAAAGAAAAACGAGATTTCTCCCGCTGCTGCGTTGCTGCTGTGATTCTGTGTGATTCCTTTATGGAGGGAATAAATGAAAATTTATCAAGATTTGGAAGAAGCCATTGCGAAGGGAACTACCGGGAAATTCATACGTGATGCCGTGCTGGAACACCAGAGCAGCAAGGCGTACAAAGACGCCGCTGACGGTATGGCGTACTATAACAAGCATAATATCACCATTGAGAAATTCCAGAAGTTCCTTTTTACCTTATCTGGGAACAAAACTCCTGATATTTGGAGCAGCGACTACCGGCTTAAAACGCTAACGTTTCGGCGGCTGGTGACGCAGGAAGTGGGCTATATTTGCGCTAATGGCGTAAGCATGGACGAAAAGGAAAAGCTGGGCGCGGACTTCGACAATAAGCTGCAAACAGCGGCAAAATTGGCACTGGCGCAGGGCGTTTCCTACGGCTATTGGAATCTCGATCATCTGGAAGTGTTTTCATTCGCCGATACTCCCGGGAATCCGGGATTTGTTCCGCTGCTGGACGAAAAAACATCGGAGCTTATGGCCGGTATTCGGTATTGGTTCCGTGAGACTGGCCGAAAAACTGTTTTCCGGGCTACGCTTTACGAACTCGATGGCGTAAGCGAATGGAGCGCCGAGGGAAGCGACGACGCGCAGCCTATGGGCGAGAAACGCGCATATATCCACAAGGAGCTGAGGAACGATCTGGGTGTTGTGGATGTGTGCGACGAGAACTATACCCGCCTTCCTATTGCGGTACTGTATGGCAACGATACCCACGAAAGCGAACTCGTTGGGTTGCGTGGCTCCATAGACTGCTATGATTTCATCAAATCCGGGTTTGCCAACCAAATTGACGATACGAGCGGAATTTACTGGATTCTGCACAATACCGGCGCTATGGACGATACGGATTTGGCACAGTTCATCCAGAGAATGAAGAGCGTAAAGGCGAATGTGGTAGATAGTTCCGCTGAAACGGCTGCAGAAGCCCACACCCTTGACGTTCCCGTAGAAGCCCGAAAAACCATGCTGGATATTTTACGCCGCGACCTGTACGAAGACGCCCAGATGCTTGATGTGACGGCTCTGGCGGGGGCTGAGAAGACGGCTACAGAGATTTCGGCGGCGTATCAGCCACAGGACAACAAATGCGCCGATTTTGAGTATTTCTTGATAGATTTCATTCGGCAGATTTGCGCTGTTGCTGGTATCAGTAATCCACAGCCGGAATTTACATGGAACAAGGTAATAAATCGCACCGAGGAAACAAATATGGTGCTTTCGGCGGCTGCGTTCCTTGATGATGAAACGGTTCTGAAACACCTCCCGTTTCTTTTGCCGGAGGAAGTGCCGGAAATCCTGAAACGGAAAGCGGACGCTGACATAAATACGGTTTACGGCGGTGATGAGGATGGCCAGACCGAATGAAGCCGATAGAGGAACCGATAGGGCGCTTGCCGACTTGGAGCGCCGCATTAACTCCGTATATTCTCAGGCGGCTAAAGAGTTGCAAGAGGAAATAGATGCCTTTTTCAAGCACTTTGCCGATCAGGATAAGAAGATGCAGGACTTGATAGGCCAGAAGCGCAACGGCAAGGAGTGGACTGAAAAGGACTACCAACAATGGCGGCTGAACCAGATGGGGCGCGGGGCACGGTTGGAAGCGCTTCGGGACAAGCTGGCCGAACGTGCGACGGAAGCAAAAGAGGTGGCGCTTGCCTATGTGAACGACGCTACGCCTGGAATCTACTCCCTGAATCGGAATTACACCGCTTACACCATCGAGAGCGTTCACCCGAGTGCGGATTTTACGCTTTTTGACGAGCAGACTGTAAAGCGCTTAATTGTAGAGCAGCCGGACGTGATGCCATACTACCCCGAAAGGCTGGCGCTAAAGCGGGGCATTGATTTGGCTTTTGGCAAGCAGCAGATTACAGCAAGCGTTACAGGCTCCATTTTGCAAGGCAGAAGCATCAAGCAGATATCAGAAGATTTGCAGTCCAGAATCGTCACAATGAGCCGTGTAAGCGCCATTCGAGCGGCAAGAACGGCAGTTACCGCCGCACAGAATGCCGGTAGAATGGACAGCTACGCCGCCGCTGACGAGATGTGGGGAATCAAATCCAAGAAAAAGTGGGTGGCCACAAAGGATTTGCGTACTCGCCACGATCACGGCATGGCAGATAATCAGATTGTGGACTACGATCAGCCGTTTGATGTCGGCGGCTATAAGATGATGTTCCCCGGTGATGGCTCGTTGGGAGCGCCTGGGCATGAGCTGTATAATTGCCGCTGCACTGTGGTGAATGCCACGGATGATGATCTGGAAGCGGAACGACACATGATGCGTGTGAAGAATCCAGAAACCGGAGAATATGAGCTTGTAAAGAAAAAATCGTATAAGGAATGGTACGACGAAAAGAAAGCGCAGTATCCTCCGGAAAAATGGGCGTGCATGGTGAAAGCTGGTAAAAACTATCAGGCCGACAAACGGCAATATGCTGATTTTGTAAATGTTTTGGGGAATAAAGCCCCGAAAACGTTTGCAAAGTTCCAAGATTTGAAGTATAATAATATTGATGGGTGGGAGACGCTCAAAACAGCGAAACGGCAGACCGATGTTGTAAAGAATGCTGAGTGTATAACTACTCCGAAGAAATACACGGAATATTTCTTGAAAGATGGGGCAAAGCACGCCGACCAGTTCTTCGATGCTGGCTACACAGCAGATAATCCGCTTAGGCTGCGATATGATATGGCAAGGCAGTTTGATATGAGCAAAGCTGTGGAGTTCAGGGAATTGGGCGGTGGGGCAACTCAATTTAACATCTACATGGAGCTGGGAGTTACAAAGAAGCGATCTTTTGTTACTGGGTGGATACAGGATACGCCGGATAGCAAACCGAGAATTGTAACCAGTTTTAGAAAAAATAGAGGTGGAGAAGCATGATTAAAGAATACGACCATGTAAAAGTCATCAAGACAGGAGACGCAGGAATTGTCGTCGATATTCGTGATACTGGTGGCATTTTCTACCTTGTAGAACTGGACAAAAACAACGAACTATTGGACTGCAAGAGGGAAGAGATAGAAAAGCTTGGCAATTAGAATATGGCAAGGACTGAAAGCACTGTGCAAAAATGCATGGTGCTTTTTCTATGCCCAAATCTTCCAACCGGATAAAAAAGAAGCGGGCTGGAATCCCCGCTTGTGGCGGATTATGCGTATGCGCCGACACGAACCGCACAAGACCGTCTCTGGAAGAAACAGAAAAGGAGGGGGAAATGAGCGTTACCTTTGTGGATAACTCTGACGAAATCCTCCGCGCCCTTGGCGAAGCGTGTGAGCGCGGATTATTTCGGTGTGGCGAAAAAGCCGTTGAATACGCAAAGGATTTATGCCCCGTTGACACTGGGAATTTGCGCAATAGCATTTCTGCTGCTGTGATTGATGGAAAAGAAGTGCGCGTCGGAACGCCGACCGAATACGCCATTTACCAGGAAATGGGAACGGGCAAATACGCCGATGGAGGCGGAGGCCGTCCCACTCCGTGGAAATACCAGGACGCGCAGGGAATCTGGCATTGGACAGCTGGCAACCGGGCGCACCCGTTTATTAAGCCGTCAATCGCCGATCATCAGGGAACATACAAGAACATTCTGAAAGACGAACTTAGCAAAGGAGATTGACGTGGCGTGGATACCAGAAAAATAAATGTGCTTGGGGCTGAATACACACTTTCCGTCTTCTGTGACGACGAAGATTCGCGGCTGGCAGAATGTGATGGGTTTTGCGACGAAACCAGCAAAGAACTGGTTGTGGATAGCTATAGTAAGCACGTCGGCGACCGAACTTGTAAGAAAAACTTACAAGTTCAGATTAGAAAGAACAAGCGGCATGAGATCATTCACGCATTCCTATTTGAAAGCGGCCTTGCGGAAAATTCCGAATGGGCACAAAACGAGGAAATGGTAGATTTTTTCGCTATCCAGTTTCCCAAACTTATGGAAGCGTTCAAAAACGCTGACGCGATTTGAGGGGCAATAAATGAATAATGACGAAATCATAAAGGCTATAGAGGCTATCATAAAGCGTGGGAACGATGTGGAGATACGGCGCAAGGGCGACGGCTACATAGTCCTCGAAGTAAAGAAAACAATCAAATATTCTTCTCCTGCGTAATTGGGCGCAGGAATGGGCAATTGGAGCCGAACAGTACGTAT